TTCTTAAAAAATCCAAATAAAGCACCACCCATGCCTAAAATACATGCAATTAACAGTGTCTCTATTATGGCTGAAATTTCCATAACATATTATTAAAAGTAAAGTATATAAATTAACTTATGGGAAGTAATATTTTCTGTTCAATCATTATTAATAATGACATGGGTTCCTCTTGTATTTTTTCAATAAATGTAGGATCTCCACCACTTAAACCATCAAATCTACCACATTTAAAACATATAAATATTGAATGTTTTCCATCACTGTATCCATATTTCATTATTTTACAGTGAGAACATTTTTCTTCCATGATAATACATTTAACAAGGCTTTATAAATAAGTATTGCTGATAATATTCAATGGCTACGTCGATATATATATTTGACAGTGACAAAATGTTTAATGCAATATACAGAGAACATGTTGATGATCTTGAACATAAGATGCCTCTAATAGATTTGTACGTAAAAGGACAGAAATTATGGGTGGTAACAAACTCAAATGACATGAAGGAACAGCCAAGATTGGACAGAAGCATTGTACATTTTAGAAAAGATAATGCAAAGGAATGGATTGAAGGAGATGAAAAACTGGTATTACATGGTAAAATTAGATACAACCACAAGAAAAATCAACTTGAACTGTTTCCAAGATTTCTAAGAAAACCTTTACTGTCCATGAGAGTAGGTAGGTTTTTTGGAAACAAAAATGGAAAATGTTACATAGATTACAATAAAAGATACTATGACTTTAAGAATGACCGTATGATATTCATATTGGAGAATGAAAATGAAGTTTGACTTTATACTAGGCGAAGTAGAGGAATTGTTAGAAGATACCAATATTAAGTTAAGTAACATAGAAATGTTGTTGGAAATGATACTGACTCCACCAGACTTGGTTGAATATATGAAGAAGAAAAAATATAAAAAAAGTAAAACTAGCGACGATTAGACTTTTTGTAGCCACCCATAATCTGTTTCCAGTCCTTTCCGTGCTTTTTACGCATGCTTATCCAGAACGGATCTGTCTTCATAAAGCCACCTTTTTTGTTATATTCCTTGGTTATTTTTGCAATTCTAGAGTGACATGTGTTGCAAAATCTTCCATTTACCTGTTCAATATTGAACTTGTACTTGCTACAAAAGAAGCAAAGACCGTAATATTTGTCACAAACCTTTGCTAAAAGTGGCTCACGACCTTTTTTACCTGCACAGTCTCCACATATATCTGCAATAGTTGCTGCTGCCCTGTCTACCTTCATACAGCCAAGACATACACCCTCCTTGTAGTTGTTTACGGCAGTAAATTCATCAGATTGGTGCTTTTCCCAAAGTTTTTTTGTCAGATCGTTTGCGTTTTCGTTAGTGTCTAACTTTTCAGGCAATGTCTTGTTGTAATTTCCTTAATGTAATAAGTGTTTTCTCTAGAACTTTGTTAGTTTCAAGTGGATTGTTTATTGCATCAACAAGATCAATTATTTTCCAAACAGCTTCTATCTTTGGCTTGTTTGAATAGACATTTACGACCTCTGGTTTTGTTTTTGTACTGTTTTTTGTAGATATAGGCACGTTTCCAAAGTCAGTTTCAACAAATTTTTTGTCAGTTTTTGGCTTTGTTGCCTTTTTGACAGTTTTTTTGTGATTTATTTTGCAAGTTTCATCACACTTGTGGAATTTTTTGGTCAATTTTGATCTCCATGTTCAAATACACGGTCATTTTCACTTTCCATGCACTCATAGCACATATGATTCTCATCTTCCTTGTCCTGCCACTTGATTGAAGAACTTTCACACAGATTACATCGTCTAAAAGTCAATGTTGTTGTTGTTTTAGTCATCTTCTTCCTCATCATTATCAGTCTTTGTCACATAAAAACCTATCTTTTTTTTACAGTATACCTTAGTCATAAGTACTAATCACTCCTATGAATACCAATGAACATAAAACTACTGTTGCCCAAAACCCTATTGAAATTTTTTTTTCAATAATCATTACTCATCTTCCCATCTCTTGACACCTTCAAATTCTGTTGCAACTATGTCTCTAGCATCTCTTACTGTCATTCCAGTTGCCTTTCTCAACTCCTCAACTGTCTTTGTCTTTTTCCAGTCATAGTCTATTGCAGTTTGCAAAGTACTTTTTACAACTTCAAAGTTTGACGGAGTAATTCCCTTTGGATATGCAGATTTCTTGCTCATTGAGCTTCCACTTGTAGGACTTCCCTGTCCAGTTCCACCAATGTCACTTGGTCTCATGTTGTTCGGTTCGCCTTCAAACGACTGTGTCTTTTCCTGTGGGGCTGGTACTCCCTTTCCTGCACCGTTCATGTTTCCGTTTATAGCACCCATGCCAAACATTAGTTCTGGTGTAAGTGCAGTGTTCTTGCTTACCTTGAACTCACCTGTGTGTGTTCTTGTAATCTCAAAGCCCATCTGTTGAAGCATCATCATGTTCTGTATTTCAATTCCGTCAGTCTGCAAGTCTCTCAACTTGTCGGTTTCCTCACCAGTCTTTAGTTGTAATTCCCAATCGTCAATGTTTAGCATCTTTGAAATCTTGCTAAAGAATGCCTTCTTTAACGTGTCCTGTCCCCATAGAACTGCTCTGTTTGTAATTGTAACCTGTAGTCCTTCCTGACTCCATCCAGCAGGGGTTTCACCGTAATAGAATGGCAGTACTCCATAGACAGCACCAATAATCATTCTCAATTCCTTTCTTACTTCGATAAATTCTAACTCTTTTAAGCTACCAGTAAAGTCCAGCCATTGTGCAGGATTCTTTCCACCCTTGTCATTCTCAACCAAAAGTGGGTGAATCATGTAAGGATCTTCCTGTGCCTTTTGTTCAAGTACGTCCCATGACTTTCTAAATGTCTCATAGTTTCTTGATGAAATAACAAGCATTCCTCGTGGAGGTCTCATCTTGTCAAAGTATTTTCTGATATACTCGTCCATATGTGAGAGGGACATAGCCTTACTCCATACGGAATAGATAGGTGAAAATCCATAAAGCAAGTTTGGCTTGTACTTTCCAGCCTTCCAGATAACTTCGCCTTCGCCATAGATTACACGCTTAGGCTGTGGAATGCCAATAGAATAAACTGAGTTAACCTCGATAACTGCCTTTAATGCCTGTGCTCCACATCGGTCACATTTTGGGGTGGTAAGTCGTGCATCCCTGTGCTCAAATCTAGGGCAAACCCAAATCTTGTTTCGCTTGTCGTCATAGCCAATTCTGCCGTCACTGTCGGCAATCATTGCCACCTGTGGTGGCTCGATCCTTAGCATCTCTTTTATAATTGTTTTTTCTGCATCTATCTCTCCAGTGGTATCGTCTATCTTGTAATTTTTAAGCAAAAGCAAATATGCGTTGTCTGCGATTTCAAAGTCACGTTCCAACTGACGTGCCACGTCTTCCAAAGTCTGTTGGTTGCTGTTTACAGGTTCCATCATCAAGTTCTCCAAAGTCTTACGGTGCTCTGGTATAGGTCTAAGCAAGTCATTGCTTCCACATGTATCACATACCAAAGCCTGTGCTTTTGGTACTGCAACTGCCTTCTTTTTGCGTGGGTGTGAAGAAGTTGCATTGTCTCCGTTTGCCTCAAATGGCTGCTCGTCAGGGTTGTCAGGGGTAGGTGCATACTGGAATTCCTTGCTACAGTTGTTGCACTTGTACTTCCATTTCTCTACAACCTCAAAGCCGTTCTTAAACATTTCACGGTTGAGTGTCTCAATAGGAATACGTAAAGCATCAATGTTGTCTGCCAACTCATAAATCATGGTGAGTGGGAATGGGAAAATTGGTAGTTTTGCACCTGTGTCGGTACTCATGTACGGCTGGGCAACACTAGGTCTGGTAGTAGTTTCCGTGTAAGATTTCTCTATAAATCCAAGCTTGCTCAACGCACTGGCAAAAGATTTACGAAACTGTACCATGACGTAACTAATTTGTCACTACATATATAGTTTTTGTCACGAGGTGCGAAGCACCTTTTAAATATTGCACAACCTTTATATAATAAGTATATAAGTAACATGTATGGGAACAGCTGACCAAAACAACATCAACCATGCATTTGACGTGTTAGAAAGCGAACTTGCAGAAGTTTTTGGATTAAATCCCTAGTCTCTTTTTTTATTGTATCCTTTGTATGCCTCATCTACTTCGCATTTTAAGCAAGAGTCAAAGAAGCTTGGCTTTCCACATTTGTCACATTGATTTATTTCTCTAAGATAATCCTTTCCACTGAAAGACTTTTTTAGACCTATAATAAAATTAGATAGTATGCTTATGGTTAACCACCATGTAGCTGACATTGTATGTTACGTTGCTGTGGCTTGCATATACATGCACTTCCACTAGGAGAAGTACTTATGTCTGGTGGAGAATCCTTGATTACAGGCTTTGCCTTTTTTTCATTTTTCTCGCTTGCAGACATACAATTGGTAAACTTTAATAGTATATATACTTGATGTTATTTATGGTGGAGCTGGAAATGGAAGACTTTGCAGAGATACTAAAGTGGTTTAATCACAAGTATGACGAAGTCGACGACAAGGGAATGGGTGAACAGAGTCGCAAGACCTTTTGGAAATTACACTTTCTGCTTGAGGACAAGATGATGGAACTGCGTAATCTTCGTGACGATGAACCTAAGAAAGAAACTTAAGTATATAAGTTGTTCGCTATATATATAAGTAACATATGCATACACCATACATGCAATCAATTGATGAACAAATACAGTTGGTAGAAAAAGACCTTTTGGACTTGGCACAAAAAGAAAGGGAATTTCTATTAAAACTAAAACGTCTTAGATGTGAGAAAAATCATGCCTGTTCAGTAATGGATATAATCAATGGCGTACAAATTGGGTAGATATATATAAGAGTACATCTATGATATATCATGTGGAAACTTGATGACTGGGCTATATTCTTTATCTGTACAATAGTTTTGATGCCGATAGGCATCGTTTTTTATATAGCATACAAGCGTGACAAGGCTAACAAGGAGAGAGACATCTGGGAGGATAGGTATATAAGTGAGGATATCATAGAGGAATTTAGATGACCAGTGCAAGTGCTATACATGACCTGTTGAGACTCCTTCATGAGGAATGGCTTGACGAGGGCAGAAAATCAGTTATCAAACACTTGCTTGAAGACATGATTGACCGTATGGAAGACAACCTTTCAATGGATGATATGAGATGAGTCTAAGTCGCAAAGACCTTGAAAACATCATATGCATAGCATGCAGCAGAAAGTTTGGAGAGCATTACAAGGGTAATGGAACCAAGTTTAACCTCCCCGAACTCATGTCATGCATGTTCAGAATACAGGGTACTTTGGTTGCTGATGGTATTAATAATGAAGATCCCAAGCCTGCCTCTTAAATTTTCTTAGCCTTTTATATAAGGGTACTATCCCTATATGGTTCAAATTTTTTTTAATTTTTCGGGTCAGGTGTG